CTATCGAGCTCCCTACGCTCAGCGCTGCGGTTCCTCATTCGGCAGGGGCATTCTGGATCGCCGTTCTGAGGTCCGACGCAGAAGCACGCGCGAAGCTCACCCATTGAGGGCCTCCATGGCGCGCTGGACGTCAGCCAGCGAATGCTCGTTCGCGTCAATGAAGAGGACGTAGTGCTGGCTTTCCGAACGATACGGGTCCTCGTCGGTGCCCGAACCGCCAGGCAGGCGGAAGGCCGGCCACACGTGCTTGTTATCGACGGTCATCCACGCTTCGCCGTTCGGCGTTGCCTTGGTGAAGGCGCGGTTCTCGGGATCGTCGCCGATGTTGATTCCAGCGTCGTGGACGCAGTTGAACTTGAACTTCCTGCTGAAGCCGTAGTCTTCGACGGCCGTGAGGCGCATCTTCGCGATGACATACATGGGGCGATTCCTCGCAATGTGTGAAGGTTGGGCGTCTGTCGGGACCGAGACGCGGGCACCGGGATGGTTCGTCGGCAGGCCGCTCAGCGGTCAATTCGCTCAGGCACGCGCCCCTTTTCTGCGATCCAGAGCCGTCGTTGTAGGTTTCACTCGTCGAACGTGATTACGCCCTGCGCGGTGCATCCACAGAAAGGCTGCACGCCAGGCATGTCGTTGGCCGGAATGCCCGAGTTCTTCCACGGATAGACCTTGCCATCGCGGGCCAGGTGCCAGCTTCTCGGGTGCATCTTTCCCGAGTGTCTCCACTTGAAATGCGTCAGCCCTGCCTGCTGCTGCCGCGCCTCGTTCAGCCTCGAGCCCAGCTTCACCGTCTGGTCGCTGGCGATCCGGAGCGCCCTTGCTCGCGCCATGGCCGCCGCTTCCCGGATCTCCCTCGCGATCTCGACCGCAGGCGCGCGGCGCTGGAAGCCGGCGAAGACAGCGTTCGCTATCCGCCTCCGCATCTCGTCGGAGACGTCCCGGATCAGGCTCACGTTCCAGTTCAGCGCAGCGTCGACCGTGTCGCTCACGTCGCCTGCGGTGAGCACGGTGTTCAGGTCCACATCCGTAGCCGAGAGGACCGAACGGACCCACTTCCCGCGCTGCACCTGCTCGACGTTGAGCGCCCAGCGGCGAAGGTCGGGCGTCAGCAGCAACACGAGGCGCTGGATCTCGGCCGCGATCGCGTCGATGTCGCCCTGAACGTCCGCCGGCGCGTCGGTCGTCATCGTGGCGATCGTGCGCTCGTAGCTGGCGAGGATTCGAGCGATGCCCGCTTGCCAGGCGGCGAGCATGCGCAGGTAGACGGCGGCGAGGCTGGAGGCATGCGCCTTGGACGGCTTGATGTTCGCCAGCGCGATCGGCTTCTTCGAGCGGCGATTGACGCGAGCGGCGAGGTTGAGGGTGACGGCGAGCATCAGCGGCCCTTCGGCGTGTGGAAACCCATCGGATTCGGCGGGCGTCTGATCGGCTTGCCTCGCTTGTCGAGGATGCCCGTTTTCACCGGCTTGTGGTCAGGCACTTCGATGTGCGGGATTAGCGGATCGTCCCACGCCATCAGTCGTCCATCGTGATCTTCGACTTCCAATCGTCGTCGAGCGCTTCGAAGATCTCGGGCCCGAACACGAGCTCGCCGCGGTAGGGCTCGATCGACGAAAGGTCGAAGCCAGCGGGCACGCCATAGCTGAGCGTGATGTGCGGGACGTAATCGTCGAAGTCATGGCTGGCGCCCTTGCTGACCATGTCCTCATGGCGCCAAGACAGCGCCGACGAGTTGAACAGCAGGACCGTCGCCGGCTCGACGCTGCCAAATTGCTCGAGCATGCGCGGGCCGCCAGGCGCGACGCGAAGCTCGCCCTGGTCGTTCTGATCCCATGCCGAGCCCATTGCCATCCAGTCGACCGGCTCGCGCGAATAGAGCACCGTCACATGCATCTGGTCCGCGGTCAGCGTCGGCGTGATGCCCTGAGACTTGGCCCACGAGATCACATCGTCGGCGTTCAGCAGCTTGCGCTGTACGTAGAGCGGCCTCGGCTCGGCGTCGGTGATGAGCCGGATCGCGTCCTGCTGCGTGATCTGGCCGCGCTGCTCCATCGAAGAGACGCGCTGCTCGAGCGTCTGCATCTGGTTAGGATCCTGCGCATTCGGATCGGCGACGCCCTCGTTGTCGGCTTCCTCGATTGCCGCTTCGAGGCCCGGATAGCGGCCGCTCTCGATCATGCGGTTGAGCTCGGACTTCGCGAGCACTTCCTCTTGGAACATGCCGGTGTCGGAGCGGGCCTTGAGGGCCGTAGCGTACTGGACCTCGATCGTCGCCGCTTCCTTCTCGTCCATTTCGGTCAGCGGGGCGAACAGGTAGTGGACGTCGGTCGGCTTCGTGCCGAGCGCGGAGCGGACGAGAAGCTCGTCGATCTGGTCGAGGGCAGGGGCGAGCAGTTCGTTCTGACGCGCCCGGATCATGTCCTTGTAATCGCGCTCCTCGCCTTCGCCGGTCGACTGCAGGCCCTTGGGGCTTTGGCCAAGCAGGCGAGTGACGGGAATGTCGGCGGCGCCGGCGACGACGTTGAGGAAGGCGTTCATCGCCTCCGGAATGCCTGACCAGCTGACCTGGACCTGCTGCCACTCGTCCTCGCTGTCGAGGATCGCCGCGCGCCAGTTCGACTTGCCCTGCCCGAAGGCGTTGAGGCGGGCCGTGATCTTCTTCTCGCCGTCATCGGTCCCGACGATGCTCATCAGGTCCTTGAGCTTGACGACGTCGACCGCGGCCTTGTCGATCAGCCCTGCGAATCCGCTCTGCGCGAGGTCGGCATTCTTAACCGCCTCGCCGATCGACTGCATGATCGGATCGCCCCAAAACCACGAGGACTGCGCATAGAAGCCGCCCTCGGGAGCCTTCTGGCCGATGAACGCCACGACGCGAGAGGGGTGCAGCTTGATCTGGTTCCCGTTGCCGTCGGTTAGCGAGTAGAAGTCGGGCTGGCCGAACCATTGGTCGGCGGGATCCATGCGGCGCTGGCCCTCGCTGATCTGCCAGCGATTGAGGACGTGCACGTAGGTGAGTCCGCCGACCTTGACCGAGCTTAGGTTGAGCGGCTGCGAGGGGTCGCTGTCGTTCGTGCCGAGGATCATCGCCGAGCCGCCGAACAGCCTGGCGAGGATCAGGGCGCGCTGGCACTTGGCCTTAAGCTGCAGCCGCTTCTCTTCGGCCTCGAGTTTCTCGATGTTGGCCCCATCCGTCTGCCAGTCGCGCCACTCGCGCGTCATGTCGAACGGCGGGACGTCCACGATCTTGCGAACCAGCCACGAGGTCCGATAGCCGGCCTCGGCCTCGGCTCCGGACAGCGGCACGAAGTTGTAGAACGAGGCGACGCGCTTGTCGGCCGTCGTTCCCATGCCGGACATGACGTTGGTCAGTCGATCGCGGAAGAAGGAGACGACGCCCATGCGCTGCGAAGTTACGGCGAGGGCTTAGGCGGCTGTAGGTTTCAGGTGTCGATGAAACCTGGATGCGCGAAGTTCGGCAAGTCCATCGCCATCATCTCATCCGCTGCCTTTGGCATAACGATCGGCGCGCACCCCTTCGGCAAATTCTCATTCACTCGTTCGATGCGCTGGCTGAGCGCTCGCAGTCTCCGCTTAACTTCAGCCAGACGCCAAAGAATGACAGGCGCTCGATCACGCAGGTCAGCGTCGAGTTCGTCTCGCTCCTGCTTGGCGGCTGCATGTGCGGCCATCGGGTCGCTTTTGATCGACAGGGTCTTCCTACGCTCCATTACGTTCAACTCCTTCGATTTCCCGCGCTGCTTCGTAGAGGCGGTTCATTGCGTCGAGCGCGAGATCGAGCTTCTCGACTGACATCGGCTTGAATGTGAATGTGGACGACATCCCGGCAACGTATTCGAAGAGCTTTCGAGCCTGAGGCACCCGGCACTTCTGCGCGTTTGTCATCGCTGGCGCGTAGGCCCGCTGGATGCGAACTCGGCGCGCGTCGCTCATCAGTTCGCCATCAGCGTCTGCGCCTTCGCGCCACGCCCCAGCATATGCCGCAGATGCTCCTCGAGGATCTTCTCGGCGATGACCCACTGCCAATGCGTGACTTGGCCGAAGTGAGCCGGATCGTTCGGATGAAGGCCGCGCAGCCAGCAGAGGTCGCAAGCGATGGCATGCTCGGGCGAACCCGGCAGCACTGTGCGGGCAGCATTGATCGCGTCGATTGCCGTCATCATCGCTCG